CCATGCACCAGTCCAACTTTGACCGTCCATCATTTGAGACCATCTTGGAACTGAGTTGTTTAAGTCGTTATAAAAGTTTGTGTCTGATGTGTGTACTTCAACACATACAAATACTTTTGCACCGTATCTTAATACATCATCTTTTACGTAAAGAGTGTTGGCTGACCAATCGCCTCTCCATCTAAATCTAATTCTATCTATTCGAAAATCTGCCATGAATTAATTCCTATATGTATTTATTTCCTTATCCATTATAAGGTTCCACATATCCTGGATATGTGTGAGCCTCGTTAACTTTTAATACTAATTCCCCTTCTTTATTCACATAATAAAACAGGTTTCTACCATCCCATTTGTACTGTTCGTACACTAAATTCGGGAAATTTTTTCTATGTTGTTGATCTCTACCTTCAAAGAAGTCTTCTCCTCTACTCCAATTGTTGTAGTTTTCATCAATATTTCCTGGTCTATTCAATTGTACTCCATCTTCTAGTCTTAATAAATCTGATTTCACCATGTATAATTCGCCTGCATCTGTTCTACGCAATCCATAGAAATATCTATTGTTTGCGAGTGTCTTTTGTAATTCGTCTATGCCTACGCCAAATACTTGTGCCATTATCTATTAACTCACTATGTTGATTGTGTTACCCATTCCTGAATGGATAGTACATTGATAATAAAGTGTGCTTGGTGCATCCATAGGAACTTCTAAAACTTGCGTTCCTGTTTTAGAACCACTTATTCCTGCTGTGTATTCTGCTCCACCATTTGATACTCTAAATTCAAATGGGTGACTAGCACCTGTTGAATTTACAAAAATGTAAGAGTGTCCTCTCATCAAATATAGCACAGGATCATTTGTTGTACTTGCAAATCCTGGACCTGTAAAAGTGTAATTGGATGAACCTGAGGCTCCAACGTCCCATCTCATTGTTGGACCGTTCTGTTTCACCCAGCCTGTTCCGTTGTAATACAATACATCACCTTGAGCTGGTGTTGATATTGTTACATCAGTTAAATCATTAAGAGTACTTGCTCCACCACCTGAATCTGTTACAAATTCTAATGCTGTTGCACCTGCATTTACTTTAACAGTTTTTCCTGCTTGACCTGAAAAAGTTGCTGGAGTATCTGTCAATGTTAATATTGAAGATGGAACTGTAGGTTTGTTGTTTAAGTTGTTATAATTTAAAAAGTATGTGCTGTCTAATCCATCTAGTGTGCCTGCATCTGCGGCTCCACCACCTGATGTTGAATCATCTGCTGGCGCCCATTTTGTTCCATTCCATTTTAAAACTTGTCCTGAAGATGGAGCACTAGTTGTTGTGTCAACATCTGAAAGTTTGTCAATTGAAAATGCCGCAACAATTGTTAAGCCATCAGCAGTGCCATTAACTTGTAAAAAACCACCTGATAGTCCTGAATAAGTTGACGGAGTATCTGTTAGTCCAAGAAATGCAGTTGCACCACCGCCGCCACCGCCGCCACCGGATATAGTTCCTGGTTTCCAAGTTTGTGAACCTGAATCATAAACTAATGCTTGTCCGTTGGTTGGTGTTGCTGTTAAGTCAACATCTGAAAACATTCCGAAAGATTTATTCGCATCTGCAATTTTTACCCAAGCACCTGCGTGAGCGTAGTAGGAAGCATTCTCACCGTGTACATGAGCAAACATTCCATGATACGTTGCCGCATCTGGTAAATCTGCTAGAGTTGAATATAAAAAAGTAATTTTGTTAGCACCTGTGGCAGTAATCAAATTGTTATTGACTATTGTTAAGGCTGTTCCATTTCCAAGAGCTGTATACAATTCTTGAAAATTGTTATTCATTTTTCCACCAGCGTCCCTTAACGAGTCTCCTTGACCATCATTTGGGATAATACCAGTGTTTATAAGTTGTCGTGTCATTCGTTTTTTCCTCCTACTTTATCCTCTATCGAATGTTATTTCATTACTATCCATTAAGTAATTTGTTTTATCCAAAGTGAATACAGTTTGTTCTACAGTTACGGATTCGTCAGTCTGTGGATACGTTATTGCTCCATCACCAACGTTACTGTTTATTCTTACAACTAGTTCACCTTCTGAATTAATATAATAATTTAAATTTACATCATCCCATCTAAATTGTTCGTATCTTAAATTTTTAAATGGTTTGGCATGATTCAAATCTCTACCTTCATAAAAATCATAACCTTGATCAAACTCTTTAAAGTTGTCATCAATATTTCCTGGATTGTTTATTGCCACAGGATCGTTAAACCCTAGTTGGTCAACTTTACCGATGAACAAAGTTCCTTCGTCGGTTCTTCGTAATCCATAAAAGTATCTGTCTTTGATACCATTTTGAAGATATACGGAAGTATCCTGTCCAACTGTATTTGACATCTTATGTTATCTCCACGTAACTCAACACACAATCTAATGAGTCGTTGATGTTTGATTTTACATTTAAACTGTTTTGACTTGCCACAATTAATTTTTCTCCTGAGTTCAATACACGTAAACTAGAGTTTGGTGCAATTAAAACATCTTTTACAATAAATCCTGTAACTGAATCTGGAGTTGCTGTTAATGTTACACTGGCTTCTACAACTGATTCTGTTAAGTTTGCTAAAACCATTCCAATGATTGTTGTGTATGATCCTGGAGAGGCTTCGTATACCGCCGTAGTCACAGTTCCTACACTTTTTGTTACAGAGTTTCTAAAATTTGTTGCCATATTTTTCCTATCCTAATGCCAGTGCATATTCCACTGCTATTTCTGTTGCGTCAATAATACTTACAGCACCCGATGAACCTGCGATTGAACCCCAAGCATTACCATCATACAGTTCAACACGTTGATCTGCGGTGTTGTAACGTATCATACCTATTATAGGCGTAATCGGTCTGTTTGCTGTTGTTCCAACCGGAAGTACAAACCCACCAGAATCTGACACATCAATATATCCCGTTCCAGTTGTTTTTAATACAAACGGACTAGATATAATATTAGTTATCGCATTTCCTTCAAACTTGAAGTCTTCAATTCTGATACTACCATTTCCTTGAGCATTCAGGATCAAATCTTGGTCAGTTCCTGTGGTTGTGACCGTATTTCCACTGATTGTAATGTCATCTACCTGTAAAGATGTGACATCAAACCTTGTTGGATTAACATTTGCCACCAAAACTCCACCAGCATAAAATCTAATTGTGTCATCATCTGCACCCGGTGTAGCCTCAGCAGTGATATATGTGTCTTTGTCTAAGTCATAAACACCAGATAATGCCAACCAGTTTGTTCCATTATATCCTTCAAACACTGAATCATCTGTGTTGTATCTCATCATACCTGCTGATGCAGAACCTGGTCTCTGAGCAGTTGTACCTGTTGGAATTCTAACAGATCCAGTACCGTCAACTCTGAACACACCTGAAGCAGGATTAATTGTGAAGTCTCCTGAATCGTTTGTGATCGTATCCCCTGATACTGAGAAGTTTTCAACTCTTACTCCACCAGTTCCACTTGATCTTAAATCTAAATCAGCATTTGTATTATTACTTTGAATTAAATTTCCTTTAATGTTTACACTGTCTATTTGTGCTTCATTGGCAAATATTGTGTTCCATCTTTTTGTAGATGAACCAACATTATAAGTATTATCTAGTGCAGGAATAATATCAGAACTAATACCTGCTGTAATATTAATTGAATCTGTTGTTTCGTCACCTATTGTAACATTTCCACCTATTGTAATATCTCCTGTGATATCTAAATTTCCAGTAATGTTTACATCGTCAACAAAATTGATTTGATTATTAAATGAATCAATGTTTAAATCTCCTGATGTTGTTGTAATATTATTTCCAGATATTTGAACATTTCCTGTTTCAATTTTATCTCCTGATATAACTGTAACGTTAGGTCCTGATGTAAATGTTAATGCTTGATCAACATCTATATTAAGTGATGCTGATGTAAACGCAACTTGTCCTGTTTCTTGATTAACATAAAATTGATCACCAACTCTAAAATCACCTTTATGGTCAACTGATGAATAATAAATTTTTGCATTATTATTTGTAACAACTTCGTTGGCTTGAACCACTGTTGTTGCATCGTTATCGACTTCGTAATCGTTTCCAATGTAAGCAAAGTTGTGTGAAATCAAATACATTTTTACACCAACACCATCACCCACAGCACCAAATGTTCCGTAGATAGATGCAGATGCAATTGATCTGACTTCTGCTCCAAAGTCTGTGTAATCAACTAGAGTAAAGTTTGTTGCTGTTGCTCCTGCTGATGTTCTAATGTCTTGAATTGGTATGTTAGTATCTAAAAATGAAGTTGATAAATTTGGTCCATTAAATCTGCCTACTAATACTGTGTCTGGATTTCCAATTGCTTCTGTTGTTGGTGGAGTAAAGTTTCCTGAACGTATTGCTGAACCTTTATAAATTATAAAGTCGTCCATGTTTCCAATAAAGCCATTATTGGCATCATAGTTGTTACCCATCACACATGGTTTTGCCGCACCTAAATCATTTGCAACTGTTGCCGATCCAACATTTTGTCCTGCAACATACATCGTTACAGTGTTACTGCTTCTTACCAACGAGAAGTGTGTCCAAACATTAAGATTGAAACCTTGACTTCCTATGATTACATTTGCTCCGTTAACATAAAGTTTTGGACCGTTGTTAGTCATGTACAACATCAATGAATATTCTATTGATGCATTGTTTCTAAAATCAAATAATGTTGTGGATTGAAGTTGTGATGGATATGCCCAAAATTCTATTGTAAAATCTCCTGTGCCAAATCCAAAGTCTGCTGATGTTCCTATTGATGCACTGTCTCCTGTGCCATCTAAAAGCAAACTGGATTGACCAAACTTTTTAACAGACGTATCTAATTTTGCATCACCGTTGGCAGTAATTTGTTTGCCTGTTGTTTCTGGTGGCATTGCAAATCCTGTTGATTTCCCATCAATTATAATTTTATCTCCATCTACAGATTCAACTGTGCCTGATGCCAATAGAGTTACATTGTCTGTGTCGTAGTATGATACAACGTGTCCTGCTTGGATTGCCGTACCTGAAAAACCTGAAACTTTTAATTGTGTTTTACCATCTTCAGCAAAACCAGTTGTGCCGTCAACAGCATAGATACTTCTTGCCGCAAAATATGTAAATGAGTTTAACCATTCTATTCTTACACCATTTGTAAGTGTGACTGCATCAACACCTGGAGTAATAAATGTTGCATTTTGAAACAAACAACTTGCTTCATTAGATGCAGGAGTTGCCACTGAACCATCTAACAATGCACCTTTTCCAGCATCAGCAGATCCAAATCCTCTAGGATCTTGTGCTGTTGTCACTGTTCCTTGTGTAATGACAGTTACGTTTCTTACATAAGGTGACCTAGATGTAACTTGAAATCCTGTTGAATCATCTGCACCTGTTGGATTAAATCTAAATGCGTGTCCTGTGTTTGCAGAATTGTTATAGTAAAAACCTGTAATAGTTAAATCTTCAACAGTTGTTTCACCATTTAATATAAAAGCATCATTGCTGTTTGTTGCATTGCTTGGTTGAATTTTTACTGCTCTAATT